CGAGGAGACTGGAGAATCTTCACAAGTACCTGAGGGTGATCCCTACTTCGTCCCTAACACTCCTGATTACGCTATTGACCTTGTAGGTATTATCAAGAAACCCACAGGTAATATGCTTGTAGATGAGGCTAGTGGTATTGAATACCCTGAGATGGCTCCTCTTGATGGCTACCATATCAATATCCGACATAATGGTGATAACCGTAGGGATGACGTGGAAGCCCTCTCCGATTACTTTGTAGAAACTGAAACTTTAACCACCTCCCGCGTTTGGCTCTAACCTCTTTAAGAAACAGCAATAGGAACACTTAGGATGACTAAGCAACTATTTAAAGTATGTCTTGGTCCTTGTGGCGAGGAAAAACCACTTGAAGAGTTCGGTAACGATAAGAACAAAAAATCCGGAAAAGGTTCCCGCTGCAAACCCTGTTTAGCTAAAGCCGCACGAGAAAAAAGGGCATCTGACCCAAACCGATCTAGGGAAATCTCAAGAAAATATAGAGAAAATAACAGAGACAAAGAGAGACGTAGGTACACAAGGTACAACAAACAAAATCCAGAGGTTAGAGCAAATCTATCAGCTTATCGTAGAGCAATGCAGAAAAATGCCACGCCAAGTTGGTTATCTGAAAAACACAAGTCTCAAATAAAAGAGATATATAAAAGCTCAAAATCACTATCTGACAAATTTGGGTTGGTGTTTCAAGTTGATCATATCGTTCCTCTTTGTGGTGAGAACGTCTGTGGCTTACATGTTCCATGGAACCTTCAAATACTAGAAAAAACCTTAAACAAAGCGAAAAGTAACTCCTATGACCCAGAAGCAATTATCTATCACAGAAAGCCAAAAGATTCTGGGTGTGTCGGGGTCAAATGTACGAAATGGGACGTTGAAGGCTGATGATCTCCAGCCAGAGTTAAGGGGTAAACGTGCGATAAGAAAATATCGCGAAATGAGGGATTCGGATGCTACTATCGGTGCTGCACTCTATGCTGTAGAACAGATGCTACGGGATGTCCCCATTAATGTGGTACCTTCTGATGATTCTGATACAGCTAAAGTAGAGGCTGAATTTGTAGAGTCGGTACTTGAGGATATGGACCACAGCCTTGATGACCACATCTCAGAAGCACTATCTTTCCTTACATTTGGGTTTGCAGCTTTTGAAGTAGTCTACAAGCGTAGGATTGGTCCTTACGAGAAAAGCCCTAAGAAGTGCTCTAAGTTTACTGATGGGCGTATTGGTATCCGTAAGATTGCCCCTCGTGCTCAGTGGACCATTAACCGCTTTGATGTAGACCAACAGTCAGGAGACCTCTACGGTTTTCATCAGGATGTATCCTCTGGCTTTGGCACTAACTACATCCCAATGCGTAAGGCTATCCTCTACCGTACTACTACAATCAATGGTGATCCTTCTGGTCGTAGTATCCTCCGTAATGCTTATGCTGCTTATGAGCGACTTAACGCTATCCAACAATACGAAGCAATCGGTATCGAACGAGAACTTGCAGGTATCCCCCATGCGGAAGTCCCTGCTGAGTACCTTTCAGCAGATGCTACAGAGGCTCAACAAGCAGTCCTGAACCAGATGAAGGAAATCCTACGAGACCTCAAGTTCAATGAGCAAGGTTTCCTGATTACCCCATCAGATACCTATCCCGGTAAAGATGGAGAACCCACCAATCAGAAGCTAGTATCTGTAAAGCTGATTTCTTCTGAGGGTACCCGTAATATCGACATTGACCCTGTAGTTAAGCGTTACCAACACGACATTGCTCGTAGTGTCCTTGCTGAGTTTATTATGTTGGGTGGTGGTAGTAATGGTTCTTATGCCCTCTCCAAGAGCAAGTCTGACCTATTCCTACGTGCCCTTGAGAGCTACATCCATACTATTGTAGACATCCTCAACAAGCAACTCATTGAACCCCTCTGGCGTCTTAATGGCCTTGACTTCGATCTGATGCCTAAGATTAAAGCTGGTGATGTGGCACCGCACGATCTACAACTTCTTGGTGGGTTCTTGCGTAATCTCAATTCTGCTGGTATTACTTATGCAGACGACCTTAACATTGTAAACGCACTCCTAGACCAAGCTGAGTTGCCAAACATTGATGAGGAAATTTACAGAGCCTCTCGTGAGCGTGAATACGAAACACAAATGGCACGTAACCAGTATTATGACGATGACAACATCAAGGGTACTACCCTAAGCCCTGATGAGGAAGAAGACGACAAGAAGGTTGGCAACTGATGTCCCAATGGAACAGGTTACAATATGAAGTTCCTGACGGTAGGTTAGTTCAAGCCCAACGAGAGATTTACCAGACTTTCGGAGATAAGGTCTCTATTGATGCTAAAGCCAAAAGCCTCATTAAGTTTGGTAAGTCTGCTGAACTAGGAACCACTCGTGAAACTGTCTGGACTGTAGGTGGAATGGAGACTTACGTTCAAGACAATCTTATTGACACAATCTCCTCTAGTTCTGCCACTGATGACCAAGAGATTTACCTTGAGTGTCATACTGTATCTGGCACTGGTGAAGACCAACAGTTTACATTTATAACGCAAATTGGTCAAATTATAGGTCAGAATAAAGTCTCTTTACCCACCCCTGTAGCTCGTGTCTCTCGTGTTGTAAATAATAATGGGCATGAGCTTACTGGTGCAGTCTACGTTTATGAGGATACGGCTGTTGTAGGTGGCGTACCATCTGATGTGACTAAGATACACGCACAGATACCCCAAGGCTTCCAACAGTCCTTTAAGGCAGCTACAACCTTCAGCAATCAGGACTACTACATTCTCACTGGTGGGTTTGGTTCAGTTAGCTACAAACAAAGCGCTACTGTAAATTTCTACCTAGAGGTCAGACAAGCAGGTAAGATATTCACAGAAGGTGCTGCTGTATCAGCTCACTCAGCAGGTGGTGCTTGGCAGATCGACTTAGACCCATGTGTGATTGTGCCTAAGAATGCTGATGTACGTGTTACCTGCCAAACAGACACTCAAGGTGCTGAAGTCTACGCCAGTTTCAAAGGTTACCTAGCAAAGGTAGTATCATGAATAAATTAATTGAGAAATTCCAAACTGACTTCGATGTATTCAGTGATCCCCTGTCTGCTAAGGTACGCTCTCGTGCTATCGGGCTAGAAGGTAAAATCCATGTATACGATCTTGATGGTCAAGCCTACTACGTCCCCGGTGCTACCCACAAGGAATACCTTGAGCACATGGAGTACGA